AATGGAGGTTGAAGCCAAAGACGGTACTTTGATGAAGCTAATCATTGATCCTGAAGCACAGCAAAGTATGCAAAAGCTGGTGCCTGACCAAAATCAGGACCCATCATTGCCGAATTTACCAGTAGAGATTATTTTCAATCCTAGTGTGGGCAAATATGCGGTCATGTCTGATAATGGACCTAGCTTCGCTACTCGCCGTCAAGATGCATTTAATGCTCTTACTCAAATCGCTGCTCAGAATAAAGAATTTATGAATGTGGCTGGTGATATTCTTTGGAAAGTCGCAGACTTTCCAGAGGCTCAAGTGTTGGCTGCTAGGTGGAGGCGCATCATTCCGCCTAATGTTACTGGTGATGCTCCTAATCCACAACTCACTGAAGCCATGCAGCAAGCTAGTCAGAAGATTGAACAACAACTCGCTATCATTGCTCAGCAAACTAAGGAAATCGCTGATAAGGATAGAGACCTTGACCGCAAGGATAGAGAGCTTGAATTACGAGCTAAGGAAATATCTGTTACTCAACAGCGTTTGGATTATGAAGCTGAGAACAAGAGGCTTGCTGCATTGGGTAATTCTGGTCCTGCTGTTACACCAGAACAAATACAGCCAGTGTTGAAGCAACTTTTAAAAGAAATGCTTGCTTCTGGGAACATTAGCGCTGATGAATTAGTAGCTGGATTAGATCAAATTGATAAGGCTCCTGTGCCTCCTGCTCAACATGAAATGAACGGTGCTACAAATGGCGAGCTTACCAGTTGAAGGCTATGACCAGCTAGGTAATGCTACGGGATTGCCTGTAGCATCGCCAGAGCCTACAGTGCCCACACAAGAGCCGAATGCTTACGATACGATAATCAATCGTTTGCTTGGTACTGGTGGTGAGGAACGTTATCAGACATGGCCTGAGAAGATGGTGCGTGATGCTTTGGCCGCTCCTAGTCAGGCTATTGCTGCTGGTAATGCTCCTAATCCTTATAAGGAAGGTTCTGAAGAGTGGCAGGACTTTGAGAGCAGGCGAGGAGCGGCGTTACCTCAAGCGTTAAATATGGCGGCTCTAGCTGGTACTGGTGGCTTAGGTGGTGTCGGTGCTGAGGCTGGAGCAGCATTAGGAGCTGGTCCTTTCCTGCGTCCTGCTTTAAAATTTAATGAGAAGATTTATAAAGCTCCGATGGGAGGGCAACACTTGGATGCACTCCCAAAAGAAATGATACCGGAATTTAATCGTTTGGCTATGAGTGGTGAAGATATCAGTCATTATGATTTCGGTTTCATGAACCATAAGGGACAGTTTTTAAATCGAGAGAAAGCGCTAGACTACGCGATTAAGGAAGGTTTGATTGATCCTAATAGCGAAGCTGCAAGAGCCGGTGTTTTAACCTCGACAATGGATTTAATGGCAGATAGCTCAAAACCCGGTCAAGCTATTAAGGCTTTAGAAAAGCCTAGTCAATTAAACACGCCTAGAGAACCTACTTTAGCTGATATGAAAAATGCTAATGTCGCTGATGTTCTGTTATCTACTGCACGCGACCCTCAATCAATAGGAATGGATTGGTCACCATTGTCTCAACGCAAGACTTATGAGCCTTTGGTCAAAGGTTATGAAGATTTACCCATAGCTGTTAGAATGAATAACGGTGAACATTTAATTTACGATGGTCGCCATAGAACAGTTATAGATATCAATAGTGGTGCTGATAAGAAGAAAATGTATGTTTTAAATGCTAAAGATTATGATCCTGCAAATGCAGGTAGAACACCAGCTAAGCAGACGATGAGCGATGATGAATTATTAAAACAATTGAAGGATGATAAATAAAATGCCATTAAAGAAATCAACATCAGACAAAGCTTTTAAATCAAACATTCGTGCTGAAGTTAATGCTGGCAAGCCAATCAAACAAGCCGTTGCAATTGCATACAGCGAAAAGCGAGCGGCTGCAAGGAAGAGGAAAAAGAAATGAGTAAACCAGTAGATTGGTATGGCGCAAATAGAACGCTAGTGGCTCCAGACGGCACTACTGAAGAACAGGTACAGGATTTAAGAGTTTTCACGAATGGTGTTGTTTGTGTATCGCGATGGCAACTTAGTGAAGAAGCTCTTAAAGAAGTAAATACGACTGGTTGTATATTTGTAAGCTCATATAGTGGAAATACTCAACCACCATTGTTCGTCGGTAGTCATGATGAAACAAGAGAAGTCGCTGTAGATTACGGTCCGGTTTGGAAATTGAAAAATGAGTAAGCTATCACCAAAGAAATTAGTCACCCCTCAGTCTATCTTGATTGAGCAGACTGCGGCTGAAATGGCTGCTGTATTCTGGGAAGCAGGGCGCTCAGCAGGTATGCCGTCGCGATATAAAAATGCTCGTGCATTTGCTCGTGCTAAAATGACTACCTTTATTCCGAAGGCTGTTCAACATTTACTAGAAATGCTTGGTAATCCTGCTGTGCCGAAAGAGCAGAAAGATTTAATTTATGAGGCAGTCATGGAACGTGTCAATGATCCTGATTTGAGCAATTGTGGAATTAAAGCTTTTGAAATTCCGATTGAATACAAGTCAGACAAACACGTCGCTCCTGCTCCATTGATTATCAATACTAAAGAAAAAGCACTTTCTTCAACATCAATTAAGGAAGTCTATAATGGCTAAGAAAAGTAAATTACCAGTCGCTAGCTCTAAGCCTATTCCGGTTAAGATTGTTAGCGAGCCTGCCACGTCGGTTAAAGAGAGTGACGCCAGGGAACGCCGCTGGCGTGCTGAAGATGATATTCGCACCATGAAACAGGCGGAAGAAATCAAAAAGGACAAGGCTCGTGTCAAAGCCATGAAGGAAGTGGCTAAAGCTCAGATGGCTGAACTTAAGAAGATTTGCTGAGTTTCAAAAATCATGAAATACAGAGATAAAGAAATTTCAGATATACCGACGCTTGAACTAGCGCAAATTTTGAATTATTTAAATAGCATTGAGCAGGAACGCGAGAAAGCCGCTAAGCATCCTAAGTTTACACAAGATCGAAATGTAAATGGAAAGATGCTTAAAAAGATGGACTTTCCGCCGCTGTCTGCTCAATACATAGAAATGAAAAAAGTTCTGGCTGATGAATTAGAAAAGAGAATGAAAGATGTTTAAAACCTTTTACGAAAAATATATGTCGTCTGCTGCGTTCCGATACGATGCAAATAACGATGCTGGTGCTGCTGAAAAAACTCCTGCTGAGTTAGCGGCTGAAGCACGAGGCAGTATTAAAGTTGATGTTAGCTCGCGTTCCGTTGAAGAAAGCACTGAAAATAATCAACAGCAGGAAGAAGAAAATAGCGAAGAAGAGAATGAAGAGGAAGAAGGCGAAGAAGAGGAAGAAGAAAACAGCCCTCCTGAAAATGAGACTGAAGAACAAAAGCAGGATCGTTTAGCTAAGGAAAAGGAAGAAAAGGAAGCAGCTAAAGCTAAGCGCAAGGAAGATAGAGTACAGCGTCGAATTGATAAAGCCGTAGCTGCTCAAAAGGAAGCTGAAGCTGAGCTTGCGAAATTGCGTGCTCAATTGCAGGAAAAGCCTGTTGAAGGTTTGACCGAAGAAGAGGTTGAACGTAGAGCACAGCTTAAAGCAGATGAAGCTGTTAAAACTAAAGAAGCTGAGCGTATCAGGAAAGATTTTGAAAAGAAGTGTGACGATTTGCAAGCTGGAGCAATCAAAGTCAATAAAGAGTTTGACAAAAATGTAAATGAAATGGCTAGTGAGATTGGAGCTATCCCAGAGCCTATTATTTATATTCTGTCTGATCTTGATAATGCGAATGGTGCTGAAGTTTTAGAATATTTAGCTAAGCCTGACAATATCGACGAAATGGAAGAAATCTATAAAATGTCGGTTCACAAGGCTACTACTAAGCTGGTGCGTCTGTCTGACAAGCTTAAGGAAGCTAAGAAAACTCCACCGCGCAAGCAATCTGCTGTGCCTCCTCCTGTTGCTCCTATTGGCGAGAATGGTAGGCGCACTGATGTTATGCCGAAAGACCCTACTAAAAACATGGATGATTTTATACGCATTCGTAATAAACAGGTTGAGGAGCGTCGTAAGGCTAGGGGTTATTGATGTCACTTACCATTACTAAGAATAGTGCTGACGGAACGATTACAATCAAGCTTGGCGATAATGTTATAACTGTAACCATTGGTGAATGGTCAAGGCTAATCGCGTTTGCGGCTAGAAGTCGTTAGGTCTAAGTGTGGGCAAAAATCTTTTAAATTTGCCCACACAACCCCCTTTACAAATCAGTTTTCTTAAGATTTAAATGTTGCATTAGCGTCTTGGCCCGCATATAGACCCTGTTTAGATTTTAAAGCCGCCTTTGCCCGGTTAATGGCACTGATGCTTGTACTGCTGCTTCAGCAACAGCGATCATCAGACAAAACCCATTAACTAGGACATTTACAATGGCTGGTAACACTTATTTAACTATCGACATGATTACTGCTGAAGCGGTACGCCTCTTCAAGAATAGTAATCTGTTCATCATGAACATGGACACGCAATACGATAGCCAATTCGCCGTTGATGGCGCTAAGATTGGTGACACTCTGCGTATCCGTCTACCTTCTGACTTTGTGGTCACTCAGGGTCCTGCGATGCAGTTGCAGGACAATACGCAGCAGTTCACTACGCTCACTGTGTCTACTCAGCTTAACGTCGCTACTCCGTTTACGACCGCTGAGCGCTCTATGAGCATCGATAATTATTCTGAGCTTGTCATGGCTCCGATGATTAACAACCTCGCTGGTAAGGTCGCTCTTGACGTTATGCAGGGTTCTGAGGGTGGTGTCTGTAATTTCATTAGCAATGTTGATGCTAATGGTAACATCATCTCTCCGACGCTTGACCAGTATACCGGCGCAAATGCCATTCTTGATGACAATTCTGCTAGCGATATGGATCGCCGCATTGTGGTTGATCCGACCACGGATGCACGTTCTGTTAGCTCACTGGCTGGCTTGCTCAATCCCGCCACGGAGCTTTCCGCTCAGTATCGTACTGGTCGTATGAAGAATGGTCTGGGCTTTGAACGTTGGTTCCGCGATCAGACTGTTATCAAGCACACCTCTGGTAACTTTACTGCTGCTGTTACCGTCGCTGGTGGTAATCAGACCACTGGTACGAATGGTGGTAATATCAACACTTCTGCTTTTGGTGGTGGTGTTACGCTCCGTAAGGGCGATATCATTACGTTTGACGGCGTTAATGCTGTTAACCGTGTTACCAAGCAATCACTTGGCACGTTACGCCAGTTTGTCGTTACCGCTGATGTTGCTCCCGGCGCTACTGCAATCCCGATTTATCCGGCTATGATTGGTCCGGTTGGTGGTGTAGCTGGTGGCGCAGACCAGCAGTATCAGACTGTTGATGCTCTACCGCTCAACGGTGCTACCGTTCGTATGGTGACTAAGGCTAATGAAGTGTACCGCAAGTCTATCGGTTACACTCAGAAGGCTGTCACCATGGCGACGGCAGACCTTGTGTTGCCGCGTAAGGCAATCGAGGAAGGTGCTCGCGCTAACTATGACGGCATCAGCGTCCGTATCATCACCGACTACTTACCGAACAGCGATCAGTTAGCAACTCGCGTTGACGTGTTATTCGGGAAGAAGTATATCCGTCCCGAATGGCTTTGTGTTGTGGCGGATCGCGTGTAATTAAGTTTAGATGGGAGGGTCAAAAGCCCTCCCATTATTATTCAAATGAGGAAAATTAAAAATGGCTCGCTTCCCTGAACCTCCGAAGCTCGATATTCTGGAAATTGGTATTCCTGACAATAATATTGGTCAGTACACCTTGGAAAAACCTCATCCGAGCTATGGTAAGGATGACAATATCATTAACCAGTACGGGCATACTATTTATCCGAAAATGGTTTATCCGAACGGTAAAGATGCTGCTCCTGTCATTGTGAAATCTCCTGAAGAGGAAGCTGAAGCAATGGGCGGAAAGGTTGAGAAGCAGCCTGCTGCTAAAGACAATTCTGCTGGTTGGTCATGAGAATTGAAAAGCCTATCGACGTTCCTTTAATGACGATTGAAGAAAAGGCTGATTTGGCTAGACGCATAGAACACCCGAATTTTGAAGCTATGCGAAAGCATTGGGATGATAAGCCTTCCTTTCCTAAAGATTTTGATATGTCTAAATGGGACATTGATTAAATGAAAAAGACATTAGCCGGAATACTTTTAATCCTTTCAGTCTTTCCGGCTAATGCTCAAAAGTCAAAGTCGGTAATTCAGACTGAGATTAATACTCAATGGCCCGATAATAATACCGGGCAAATTACTCCTAAAGCGTTGCGCGGTCCTCCTCAAGATATAGTCAATTCATATCTTGATTTAAATGGCGCTACTTCATTCTCTTGCCCCGGTGGTCAAGTTATCATTGGCTTTAGTAATTTAAGTACTCCTAACTGTGCTACAGTCAGCAGTGGTGGCACAGTCACTCAAATTAACACTGGCGCTGGTTTGACTGGTGGCCCTATTACTACCACTGGCACAATTAGTTTAAATGCCGCTTGTGCTAATTTAACCAACGCAGGTGTGTTCTGTAACGGGACTAGCGCTGCTGGTTTAACTGGTACTTTAAATGCTGCTCAATTTCCTGCATTAACTGGTGATGTTACTACAGTCGCAGGAGCTCTAGCAACTACATTAGCTACAGTTAATTCTAATGTGGGCACTTGGGGTAGTTCTTCGCTTTGTTCTGCATTCACTGTGAACGCTAAAGGTTTGATCACCGCTGCTGCTCAATCAGCTTGCACGCCATCTATCGCCAATGTGACTGGTTTAGGTACCGGAGTTGGCACTTGGTTGGCTACGCCTAGTAGTGCTAATTTAGCTGCTGCGATTACTGATGAGACTGGTAGCGGTGCGTTAGTGTTTGGTACTTCTCCGACCATTACAACTCCAACACTAACTGTCAATGACGGCTCACTGACCATTCAGAATACCGCTGATACTACCAAGAAAGCTGTTTTTAGTCTGAGTGGTATCGGTACCGCTACGACTAGAACTTACAGTCTACCAAATGCTAGCGATACATTCACACTCAATGGCACCACGCAGACACTTACTAATAAAACAATCAATGGTTCTAGTAACACAATCACCAATGTTAGTTTAGCTACTGGTGTCACTGGCAATCTACCTGTTGGAAATTTAAATTCTGGCACAAGCGCTAGTAGCTCTACGTTCTGGCGTGGTGATGGAACATGGGCAACTCCAGCAGGAGGCGGTAACGTATCGACTACTGGTACTCCAGCGAATGGTAATTTGACGTTCTTTACTGGCGCTACAACTATCAGCAATGGTAATTTGTCTGGTGATGTCACTACTTCAGGTTCTGGCGTAACCACATATAATAACGTCGTTCCTTCCACTAAAGGCGGAGCAGGGTCAGTTACAGGAGCTTTGAGGGCTAATGGTTCTGGCGGTGTTTCTCAGGCAGCTACCACAGACTTATCTGATACAACCACTGACACGGCGTGGACACCTGCTGACAATAGCGGGGCGGGTCTTACATTTACAAGTGTTACTGCGCGTTATACAAAAATTGGAAAATTAGTAACGGTATTCTTTAACCTTACATACCCAAGTACAGCGAGCGGGTTTACCGCCGCTATTTCTGGACTGCCTGTAGCAGCATCTGCCAATTATCCAGCGGTTAACATACCAGCCGGTGTTTGCTTCATAAACGGAGCCTCTGCCCCGTTTATAGCGAGCGTTCAGCAAAGCTCATCGCAATTGGTGTTCATCAACACATCAGGTTCTCCTATAGCTAACTCTACCCTAAGCACTGTAAATTTTCGCTGTAATGCGACATACATTTCATTTTGATACTAATCTCAAGCAGAGACTGATTTATGACCACAGCTAGAGACTTTTGCACGTTAGTTTTAAAAGAAGCTGGCGTCACTGGCGTTGGTCAAACTCCATTGCCAGAAGATATTAACGATACTTTCACGCTATTAAAGCGCATGTTTGCTCAATGGCAAAAGAAGCGTTGGCTTGTGCCGTCGCTTTATGAGATTGCGGCTCAAGGGAATAATCAACAGTTTAATTTAATCGGTCCCGGCCAATATTATAACGCTACTAGGCCAGATAAGGTTCAAGCTGCATACTTCCTGCAAATCGAAGGTGGAGCGTTCGATAGCGGCTTTAGCCCCGGTTTTGATACTGGCAGTAGTGGCAATGTAAGCTTTCCTCTCATTCCTATTTGGAGTTGGGAAGATTATTGCAATGTTGCTCTTAAGCAACTTAATAGTTGGCCGCAATACTTCTTTTACGATGGTGGCTTTCCGTATGGTCGCGTTTATATTTGGCCTATCCCATCGGCTCAATATGAAATCCATTTGATTTTAAAAAGCCCAATTGGCTTTACTATTGAGATTGAGGATGGAGAAATTCAAAGCCAAGGTGCTGCCTACACAGATGGTGTTTACAATAATGTACCGCTGTTGAACCTTACTGGTTTTGGTGCTGGTGCGCAAGCAAACGTCACTATTGCTGCTGGTGCAATCACTGTTTTAGAAATTGTTAATCCCGGTCAAGGCTATGTGATCAACGATAAGCTGACTGTACCGCTAGCTAGTGTTGGCGGTACAGGATCGGGCTTTATTTGGGCTGTTACTAAAGTTACGCAGGATTTAGATAGTGAATTTAATATGCCTCCTGAGTATGAAGAGGCTATCCATTACAATCTAACCCGTCGCGTGATGGAAATGTATAACTATGAAGTACCAGCTTCTAAGGCTGCTCTTGCTCGCGCATCATTGAATGTAATCAAAGTCGCTAACGCTCAGATACCCACACTTCAAATGCCGCGCTCGCTTAGAAATATTCGCGGTAATAATTTCTATATCTTTAATGCGGATGCTCGTTAATGAGCAGATTTGAATTATTCAGCGCTCCATACTCAGGTAAGAGCGTCATCGCCTCTGGGCAAGAGTGTGTCAATCTCTATGCTGAAGTGAATGCTAAAACTGATCCACAAGCACCAGCACAAGTAACCTACTATCCTTTACCCGGTAGCAAGTTATTTGCAGACCCTCAATTTATTAAAAATGCTAGAGGCTCTTACCGTACCAGTATTGGGACTGCATATTATGTAGTTGGTCAAAATGTTTACTTTCTGACAAGTAACAATCAACTTATCTTGGTTGGTGTGATCGCTGATAGAGAAAGCCAAATTAAATTTTCAGATAATGGTTTAGTCTGCGTCTTTGTTGATGGTGTCAACGGCTATGTGATTGATCTATTCACAAACGCTTTTGGTATCATTCTTGATCCTAATTTCTATGGCGCTGATTATGTTGCACTGCTTGATACATTCTTTATCTTCAATCGACCAGCAACAAATCAATTCTACATTACAGCATCTAATGCTAGTTATGGGATGCTGACTAATTCAGCTATTGCTACAGGCACGATTACAAATGCTGGCACTGGTGGCATTGATGGAGTTTACCAGAATGTGCCTTTAACTGGTGGCTCTGGCTCTGGTGCGATAGCGTCAAGCATTCAGGTTACCGCTGGTGTGGTGACTGGTGTTGATATTGGTGATGCTGGAATAAATTACTTAGTTGGCGATGTTTTGTCTGCGGCTCCTGCAAATATTGGAGGAGTGACTGGTTTTGCTTGGACTGTCAATACGCTAGCGAGCGCATTCGATCCATTAGATATTGCAGCTAAATCTGGTTTCAATGATCCTATTGTGGGCATTGTGACAGTCCATCGCGAATTATGGCTTATTGGTGCTTTGACAACTGAAATTTGGATTGGCACTGGTGCTGCTGATTTCTATTTTCAGGAAGTACAAGGCTCATATGTCAATCATGGCTGTATCGCTCAATACTCGATAGCTACTCAAGACGTTCTAGTATTTTTCCTGATGCAAGATCAGCAGGGAAAGAACATCGTTGTTCAAGGTATGGGTTATGATGTTACGGAGATTTCTACTCCTAGAGTTGTATCCGAATTTAATAAATATGAAACTACTGCCGATGCTATCAGCTTTTGTTTTCAAATTGAGGATCATTCGTATTACGCTATTGTATTTCCTACAGCTAATAAAGGTTGGTTGTATGATCTAACTACCAAATGGTGGTATGAGTGGAATTGGACTGATATTGATGGCAATTTAAATCGACCGCGCGCTAATTGCTGTATGTTTGCTAATAATAAAAATCTAATTGGCGATTGGCAAAATGGTTTACTGCTAGAATTAAACATTAACACGTTTACTGATTATACTCCTGACATGCCAGCAGGACCAATCACACGAATTAGAACATTCCCTCATTTAGTGAGCGATAATAAAAAAGTCAGCTACAAATCATTTGACGCTGATGTTCAAGTAGGTACTGCAATTGACGAGGATGACCCTCAGATATTTTTAAGCTGGTCTGATGATAAAGGCGTTAGTTACGGCAATCCTGTTCCACAAACGCTAGGTAAGATTGGTGAGTTTAGGACGGTACCAGCTTGGAACAGATTGGGTGAAGCTCGCGACCGTGTATTTAAACTCCAATGGTCTACTAATAATGAAATGTCTTTAAATGGTGGTTTTATTGAGGCTGCTAACGCTAGATCATGACAAATACTAGACCAGTCCCTAATTTAAATGCTGCTATCGCTCAAAGCTCAGATGGCAAATTAAAAGTATTTCTTGCATCACCATGGATGCAATTCTTTCAACAGTTTGTGCAGAAAGCTCCAGCCGCTCAAGATGTTACTAGTTTAGGGTCTCCGTATACAGCTAACCAAAATGGTATAGTTATTATAACAAACGCCGCTACAATAACATTAAATCGTGGAGCGGGGAGCTTCCCTAATACTTATGCTTTCAGCGTATCTATTGCTAATAATGTGCCAATCCCGGTATCTATTGGTGATACCATTGAATGGACTGGACCGACTAACACTAAAGTTACATTTTTAGGAGATTGACGTGCAAATAACATTACAGTTTTCAGTTCCTGCTACAATTCTTCCAAAGGCTAGCGTATATGTCCCACCAGTAGGATCGCCGGTTATCACATATGTTCCAATTATAATTTCTGTTTATGGGCTCAAAGCTGGTGATACGTTAGTGAGCGCTCTCACTACAACTCCAGATGCAAACAAAGCTCAGCTGATTTCTATCACTGACAATCAATTGGCAGTTAAAAATACTTCTACAACTGTGAATGAAACGTTATCTGGAAACATCACAATCACTAGAGAAGTTGAGTTATTCAAATCATATAGTGAGATGACTGACGCTGATGGCTACGTGACAGTTAGTCACGAACTATATAGCACGCCAACAAAATGGTTAGCCACATCAGAAATCAATAACGACTTGCCAATAACTTTAAATAAAGTTTCTTCTAATTCGACGACTATCACACTCAGAGCTTTTGTTGGTACATCTCCGCTGGCTAATGCTGATATCAATTTTAGTGTGCTTGTTGGTTAGGAGATTAAAATATGGAATTATCATCAGTAAGCATTCGAGATAAGGTTCTAGCTGCTGAAGCTTATATGAAGCTCCAGCCTCAAGTTATAGATCAAATTAAAACGAGACACTATTTCTCTCACGGAGTTTACGCCAGAGAAATTACCATTCCTGCTGGCGTGATGTTGACTGGAGAAATCCATAAGTTTGAAAATTTAAATATCTTGTCAAAAGGCGAAATGTCTGTTCTAACAGAAAATGGAATGCAAAGGGTGTCGGCTCCGTTTAGTGTTGTTTCTCCTGCTGGTACTAAACGCATTGCTCTAACTCATAGCGAATGCATTTGGACTACAATTCACGGCACATTCAGTACCGATATTGATGAGATTAAAAACTATTTTATAGCTGCTGATGAACAAGCTTGGTTAGAATTTAGTGGCGCAAATCAATTAACTTTTGGATTTAACTAAGATGGCATGGGTAGCTAGCGCTATTGTTGGGGCTGCGGTTGTTAGCACAGTTGGCACTTCGCTCGCTGCTGGTAAAGCTGCCGATGCTCAGACCAATGCTGCTAATCAAGCGGCCGCTACTAGTCTTGGTATGTACAATCAAACTCGCTCTGATTTATCGCGTTATCGCGACGTTGGTCAACTAGCTAGCAATAAGATGGTCGATAGGCTCGATGAGCTTACTGCTCCTATAACGATGACTGAGGATCAAGTTCAGAAAACCCCCGGTTATCAGTTTAATCTCACTCAGGGTTTGAAAGCCACTCAAAACTCTGCCGCTGCGCGTGGTCTTGGTAGCTCTGGCGCTGCGCTTAAAGGCGCTGCTACTTTCGCTACCGGGCTTGCTGATAGCACCTATCAAAATCAGTTTAATAATGCTGTCACTAATCAGACCAATGCTTATAACAAGCTTAAAAGCTTAGTTGATCTTGGTGAAAATGCTGCTGCACAAACCGGAACAGCAGGAACTTCAGCGGCGAATACTGCCGCTGGTGCTCAAATAGGTGCTGGCAATGCTCAAGCTGCTGCTGCTAATGCTACCGGAGGAGCCATATCAAGCGCTGCTAATTCTATTGGTGGCTACGCTGCTTATAAAGGTCTTTACGGCGGTAACAATAATAGCGGTGGAACTTTTAATATAAGCAATGTGACGGATGCTTAATCATGGCTGAGGTTGATACTAGTAGCTACCCCAAGGCTACGTTGCCCACACAAAAGAGTGCGCTTGAACAAGCGCAACAAATTGGTAATTTGCAGCAACAGTCACAGCAAATTCAGAGTGGTGGCTTGACTATCGAGAAACAAAAACTCGATTTAGTCAATCAACGCTTTGGTGAAATGGCTAAAGGATTTTCTTCGCTTATAGCTGACCCTAATTTAAATAATGATACATTTAGGAAATATGTTCAAAATCAAGTTAAGCTTGGTTACATTCCTCCTGAAATGGCATCGACTACTCTAAGTATCGCTCCTCAAGACCCTAAACAATTAAGAGGCTTTTTACAAACTCAATTGCAACATGCTCAAACCGTTGTGGATGCTATCAATACTCAATTTGGTACTGTTAGCGAACAGAGCGATAATGCTAATACATATCGCGGTATTCAGCAGTCACCTATGAAAGGTGGTCAATTTGTTCCGACTACTGTAACTCCTCAACAGTTGCCACCTACACAGCCTATTGTGGGCAACGATCTTAGACCGGGTGTGATAGGGCCGTCAGGAAACGCAGGCCCTCAGTCCTATGCACCAACCCCAAGGGCTAGGCCGGGCTTACCAGTGGCGTCCCCCGTCAATCCTAGCCCTGCTCCGGCACAAGGCTTGCCTACTGCGTCTGGGCCATCCGGACCAACCGTTAATAATGGGACCGAGTTTAATAATCGCTTTAGCGCAGCATTCCCGAATGCGGTTGCCACCGGGCCTGCCCCCGGTGTGGCTGAAGCTAATCGCGCTGTTGCAGCTAAATCTGGCGAAGATTTTGCTGCTGATCTCTCTAGAGCTAAGAACTATCAGACTGATTTGTATCCGATGCAAAGAGTGTTGGATATTGTCAAAAGCAATGATCCGAGAACATTCGGTCCCGGTACTGATAAGTTTAACGACATTAAATCGGCTCTTGCTACTTGGCTTCCAAACACGGATCAAAAAACTATCGAAGGCATCTCTGATTATCAGCAGGCTAAAAAATATCTCATTCAGGCTGCTCGCTCTGCTGGTAACACAGGGACTAATGACCAATTAGCAGCGGCGTTTGAAGCCAATCCTAACACTACTATGAATAGCGCAACGATTGAAAATGTCGTTAAGTCAAATATTGCTTTGCGTCGAATGCAACATGCTCAAACGTTACTATTCAATCAGCAAGGGATCGATCCTAGCGAGTATTCCAAGTGGATCGCTAAAAACCAAAACGTGCTAGACCCAAGAGCGTTTGGTTTTGACATTATGAACAACGAAGCTAAGAAAAATCTCATGAGTACGATGGCTACTCAAGATAAGTCTGGCAATTGGGTTGCCAAGCGAGGTAAGGAAAAAGACTTTCAGAAATTCGAACAGTCTCTTTCATTTGCAAATGATGCTGGTTTGATCGAACCTCCGGGTAGGAAATAATTGTGGGCATTATAGACGATTACCTTTCTGGTTCTTCTGCTGAAGATGCTCCTACTCTTAAATCGAACGGGAGCGTTATCAATCAATACATGTCTTCTAGTGAACCTAAGAAGGCAGGTGAAGCTCCCACTGGCTATAATGCTGCTACTGGTCAGACTAGTTATGAAAAGCCTAGCGAAGTTGCCACCGGCTCTCACACTCCTAGCTTAAGTGAAGTCCCGATTAAAGCCGGTAAGGCTGTTGGTTCTGGTTTATATCAAGCTGGTGCAGAAGCAGGACAAGGTCTGAGAGAAGCGTTATCTGGTAAGCCTGCTAGTGGCATTGGCAAGATCGGCATGGCTCCATTTACAGCTATTGGAGCTTTGACTTCTGATCCTGTTTCGTCAGTAGTCGGCGATATCACTGGTAATCAAGATATCGCTAATCGCGCTGGAGCGTTAGTAGGTCTTTTGCCGGTCGCCCCTTCTACTAGAGCTGTTAAAAACTTACCTATCGTGACTAACAAAAAAGCATTTAATAATTTAGTCGAAATGATTGAACCGCAAAACGCTGGCGATGTCGCCAGAGCTATGCGCGCTGATCCTCGTTTAACTCCTGCTGATTTATCCCCTGCTGTTCAAAGTGCTACGCAAAAGCTTTTCACAGTTGAAGGAGATAAGCCTAAAAATTACATTAATAGCATAGTTAATCAACGAGCTAGTGGTGCAAATTCTGCTGTCAATGCTGCTATGGATGCTTCATTAGGTAGTCGTGTTGATCCTGTCGCTAAGCTTAATGAGTTAAAAACTAACATTGTCAATGCTGGTAAGCAAGCTATAGAGCCTGCTTTAGCTAAAACTAAACCAGTTGACATCACTCCTGTAGTTAAGCATATTGATAATGTGCTTAAACCGGGTGTTAATGAAATTATCTCAAATCCAGAAAATATGCTTCCTTATACAAGAGTGCAACAAACTCTTAGTAAATGGAGAGATTTTATAACTAATGATAGCGTTAACTTAACTAATCCTAATGCATTACATAAGCTTCAATCTGGTATTCGTCGCCAAGCTGAAGGTTTATTAAAAAGTTCTGATCCTGAAGCTAGAGCTACAGGATATGCTTTATATGGATTAAGAAATGAATTTATTAATGCTATTGGCAAAGCTGGCCCTCAGACTGTAGATAAAGCTGGCAATGCTGTTAGCGAATATCGCGCAGGCTTATCTAAGTATCGCGATGAAAATGACGTTGCTGATGCATTCAGGCATGGTCATGATGCTATTATCAAGAATGGTCGAGCATTAGAAGATAACCCTGAATTTTTTAAACAATGGGTTAAAGAGGCTACTCCTGAAGAGATCGAAGCAGCTAAACAAGGTGCTAATATTGCAATTCGTACAGCAATGAATGCTTATCGCGCTCCTGTGACTAATACGACAAGCAAAGCTCAGCAAATGGCGCAAGTCGATTTTAATCGCCAGCGCATCGAAAGCTTATTTGGTAAAGAGCAAGCTGATAAAATTTTTACTCGATTGGAGAATGAGCGAAAGATTGCTGAAACAAATAATAATCTTATTCATGGCTCACAAACTGCCATGCGAATGCAAGCGGACAGTCGAGTTGCATTACCCACAAAGAAAGACTTGGCTAGCACGTTTATCCCGCCCGCTCTGTTAGAAACAGCCAGCGCGTTTACGACTGGCGTGCCCGGATTAGCAGCGAGTTCTTATATTGGTGCTAAGCTGGTTGGAGCTGGGCTTGGTAAAGTCGCTACTGCTTTAGCTAAGGAAAAGAATGCTCAATTAGCTAAGCTCGCATTGCCTACAGAAGGTCCATCCAGAGAGGCGTTAATCCAACAGCTTGAAGCGGTCGCTGCTGAGCATGCTAGGCCGCGCCTCAGCGTCATGAATAAGGGTAGGCTCGCTGCTAGGTCTGTTGGGCTCCCTGTGTCGCCATAACTTAATTTGTAAAGAAATTGGATCATAGATTTTCCATTTCGCGTAGGCTAAGACAATCAGGATCGCAGGCATCCAAATCCAGTTACGAAATTTTAAAATAAGTAGGAACGCTATGATTAAGAAAATAAGCTCTGCCATTTTTAAAACTTTTCTTTTATCGTTGATGGTGATCGCAGATTTACATTTTGCGTTCGCCCAGTCAACCCAACAGGGAATTATCCCGAATGGTAAAGCTACCTTTCTTGACCAAAACGGAAAACCTCTGACTAGCGGGACTGTCGATTTTTATATTCCTAATACAACTACTAGAAAAACTACTTATCAGGATATTGATGGTACTACGCCGAATACTAATCCTGTAGTTTTAGATGCTGCTGGTAGAGCGATCATTTGGGGTACTGGTAACTATCGCCAAGTTGTCAAAGATAAAGTTGGAAATTTAATTTGGGACGTTGTCACTTCTGCTGCTGGTAGCGGCAGTAGTGGAGGTACTGTAGCAACCGGCGATGGTGATTTAGTTGGTACTATTAAGCCATGGGCTGGTATGACTGCTCCTAATCAGTACGCTTTCACATATGGGCAAGAACTTTCACGCGCGAACTTCTCAGCGTTATTTAATGCGATCACTTCTACACAAGGTGTTTTTTGTACATCAGGAAGCCCAACTTTAACTGGCCTTGGTGATACCACTAATTTTTGGATTGGCATCAAAGTCGAAACTAGCTGTGTCTCTGGCGGTGTCACCACAGTGATTGCTAAATCAGCGAACAGTGTCACATTAGCGTCTAATTCTAACGTTACCACAAATTCTACAGCTACTTTCTTTTCATGGGGTAATGGTAACGGTTCTACCACATTTAACTTGCCTGATTTCCGTGGTGTCATCCCGATGGGTAATAACATCATGGGCGGTGTGGCATCTAGCAATGTCAACACCACGTATTTCGGGTCGACTGATCCTAATTCGAGCGGTGCGTTAGGTGGCAGCCAATCTAAAACTTTAATCACTAGCAACTTACCTCCGTATACTCCAGCTGGCACGGTAAACACATCCACCAGCGTTACTAGCACAGCTACTCAGTTTAACTCTGCTGTTAATGGTGGTACTGGAGCGTTTGGCACCAATACTACGTCAGGTGGTGTTAGTAACTTAGCCGGTATCCTTGGCATTTCGTTAGCGTCATCATCTACCTTTACCGGCTCTGCTCAAGGTGGTACATCAGCGCCATTTAGTGCCATTCCTCCTAGCAGGACTGTTAATTATATCATTAAAGTTACTCCTGATAGCAACGCTGCTAGTGCTAGCGGTGTGACATCATTGGGTGGTATGACTGGCGATATAGCTTGCGGAGCGGGTTTAAACTGCACAGGCAATACAATTTCTGTTTCGGGCTCAGTGACTTCTGTGCAAATCAATGGTGGCGCTGGCGTCAGCACTTCTGGGACGTGCGCTTCGAGCAGTGTGATCAATTGCACTATCAACGCTAATGGAGCTAAGACCTACTACTTGGCGACCACTGGTAATGATAGCAATGATTGCTTGTCAGTACCAACTGCTTGTTTAACGCTTCAGCATGTAGCAGATTTAATTAACGCTGCTTCAAATAATGCTGCCTACACAATCAATATTGGGACTGGAACTTTCTCTGGTGGTGGTATATTTACTAGTGGTAAAGTCAGCATTATCGGTGCTGGCTCTGGTACCACTACCACTTTAACAGCAGGAACGTCTGCGACTATTCAATCATTTGCCCCTGCTCAAGTAACATTAGATAGCGTATGGATTACTAATGTCGGTGGTGCTCACGATTTGTGGGCATTATATGGCGGTGCGATTAACATCAATAACAATGTCAGCTTAGGACCGGCTCCTAGTGCTCGTATGGCTTGCCAAGATCAAGGCGCGACCATTTACGGTAATGGTTATCCGATTACTATTGATGGTGGTACTTCTGGCTCAGTATTCTTGCTAGCTAGTTGTGGTATGCGCTTTTTTGGTGGTCCTCCTGTAATTAACTTTGTTAATTCTCCTATCTTCAATCAAACTATTCAGTGTATTAACAATGGTACTTTTAAAACTGGTGCTATGCAATTCAATGGCACCGCATCGATTACTACTCGTTATCAAATGTCTGAGAATTGCGCTCTAGATCAAGAGCAGAATGTTACTGAAATTAAAGGTGCTTTACAAGGTGCTTTAACTGGTGGTGCTGTTTATTATAACGCTGGCTCTACTTTTACTGGTACTATTAGTGGTACTACTCTAACTGTTAGCGGTTTAGTTGCTGGTAATGGTGCTCTTGGTGTTAACAATCGTGTTCTAGGTGCTGGTGTCACTGCTAATACTAAGATCGCTGCATTCGGTACTGGCACTGGCTTAAATGGTACCTATACTGTTAATAATTCTCAATCTGTTGCGTCAACTACAATGACTTCAGCTAGCATTTATCCATGTATCGCTAGCGTCGGTCTATGCGATACTGTGGTAGCTGCTCCTACTGGTTTAGGTGTCGGTGGCACTGCTGTTGCTGTTGATGACGGATTTGGAGGCGATTATTCAGGGCAAGTCACACTCACTACCGGCTCTAGTGGTACTGCTGCTAGTGGCTCAGTATTCGTCATTCAGCACAGTGCTATGAATTTCTGCACTGCTTCATTGAGTGCTTCTGGTACTGCTGTTCTAGGTTCTGTTGCTTCAACGATGGGGACTAGCGCTGGTGTGAAATGGCTTCAATTAGCTTGGACTAATTCTGGTGTGCTCGCTACAGGTTCTACTTACAATATCAACTATGCTTGCAGGTAAATAAAAATGGTTAGCAAAATTCCAGCGTCAATTCGTTATAACAATCCCGGTGCAATGTGGGGCGGAAACGCTCTTACTCGAAAATGGGGTGAAACTGGTCATATTGGTTTAAATGACGGTCTTAAACAGGGAAATCAAATTGCTATCTTCCCTGATAAAATTCATGGCGCTTGCGCTCAATTCGATCTATGGCGCACAAGTAAATATTATCACGATAAAACTTTAAAAGCTGCAATCACTACTTGGAGTGGAGGTAATTGGGTTGATGAGTATGTATCATTCATCGAAAAGCACGCTCCCGGCATTAATGCCAATACTGTTATCAGTAGCGCTTTGCTTTCTTCTCCATTGGGTATCGCTTTTGTAAAAGCGCAAGCATGGCATGAGGCAGGACAGTCTTATCCGATGACGGATGCTGAATGGTCGCAAGCTCAGAGCATCGTGTTTGGTGGTGTTCCAGTTGAATTAGCTGATGATCCTCAGCCATTGATTTTGATTGGTGCTAGCGGCAATGCTGTTTCTAAAATTCAGCATTATTTAGGAGTTAAAGAAACTGGAGTTTATCTAGACAACTCCGAAACCAAATTCGCTCTGCAATTGTTCCAAGTCAGAAACGGCTTAACGCCAGATGGCAAGTGTGGGCAGTTGACATGGGCGAAACTTGAGCCTAAGACTACTTAAGATTTTAAATTTTTGATGGGAAAATTACACTATGAATAAAACTCAATTACAAACTACGTTCGCTCCATTAATTGCGGCTCTTGCTGGTTTCTTAGCTGGTAAGGGCTATTTTGGCTTTGATGCTCAAACTTGGATTAGCATTATCGGCGGTGTTGCTGCTGTTGCAGCTACGGTTTGGGGCGCTGTCGCTGCGCGTCCACAAGCATTAAAGGATACTACTGGTGGATTACCTAATACTACGGTGGTAACTGATAAAGCATCGGCTGAAGCACTTAAAAATAATAAAGACGTCATTGCGGTAACTCCTGAAATCGCAAGTGCAATCAAAAAGGCATCGTAAAATGAAAATTTTAAAATTTACTGCTATTGGCTTTATGGCTTTATGGCTTGGCGCTTGTGCTCAGCTACAGGCTATTACCACTGTTGCAACTACTTCAGTTACTCCTACTGAAGCTATTGTTACTGCGAACGCATTCAATGCTATCAAGTCTGGAGCGACTGCATTCTTAACCTATTGCGCGTCTACTCCTACCGATGCAACTTGTAGCGCTAATAATCGCCGCAACGTAATTGCTTATGTTCGCTCTGGTACTGCTGCTAGAAATCAGATTGAAACTTATATTACTAGCGGCGGGACTAGCATTCCTTCTGCGGTTTATAATACTTTGGTTGTAGCTATTAATAATTTAAAAACTACGCCAGCAGCTAACTATACGGGAGTGCAATAACATGGAAAGTGCAATCATTGCAGCAATCACTACCTTGCTTACGGTGGTTCAAACCGTTCTGCCCACAATCTCAGGAGCCACTGCATCCCCTGTTATTATTTCGGTGGTGACTGCTCTGGAGAAGTGGATACCGCTCGTTATAGCCTTATTCCCAAGCG